CCACTGGTTTTTAACCATTGTATTTTTCAATTATCATACTCTATAAAATCAATGGCGCGACTGGCAGGGATCGAACCTGCGACCCACAGCTTAGAAGGCTGTTGTTCTATCCACTGAACTACAGTCGCATATATGGTCCGAGTGGTAGGATTCGAACCTACGACCCCATGCTCCCAAAGCATGTATTCTAACCAGACTGAACTACACTCGGTAAACTGGCTGTCTCGGCTGGGATCGAACCAGCGACATACGGATTAACAGTCCGCTGTTCTACCATCTGAACTACGAGACAATAACAATTGGTGCTCCCTGAGAGAATCGAACTCCCATCAGAGGATTACAAATCCACTGTAATACCATTATACTAAGGAAGCATGAACTACTACTTAGTTAGCTGTTCTACATGAATAGAACATTTCTCTAAGAATTTTAATCCTGATTCATCTCTGTATGAATTACGATAATAGAATTTATTAATTCCTGCACCGTAAATTAGTTTAGCACATTCAACACAAGGAGCATGAGTACAAAATAAACTGGCATCATTACCTCCGTCGCCAGATTTTGCAAGTTTAAGTATAGCGTTTGCTTCAGCATGAATAACCTCATCTTTCGTTTTTAAATAATAGTCACCATCTTGTGTATATACTTTTTCCTCACACACATTGTCCCAACCAGATGGCATTCCATTGTAGCCGATTGAGATAATGCGATGATCTTTTACAACAACAGCACCTACCTTTAGCCTAACAGCACTGGACAGCTGGGCAAATCTTTCAGCTGTATCCATGTATGCGTCAGTCCATTTATCCTTCATACTCTTCCTTATCTAACTTATCGATTATTCGATAGATTTCTTCATGATCCATTTCCGTCGAACCGTCTTCAAATGGAATTACCTCAACCTCGTCTGTGTCGACAGTATACCAAACCCAAATACAAACTTCTTCCTTAGGACGATGAATCAATGCCCATGGTGTTTGTTCATGCTCAGGAAATTCCTCTCCATTGAGAGAATCTTTATGCACGAACACAGCAAACGACATTATGTTTTCGTCATTGTCTTCGTTGGTTTCTTCGTTGTAACCATATCCATCAAAAATAATTTTCACACCGAGTGGTTCATCGCCAGATTGATCTCCTGGGCGAAGCCATCCATCATCCATTGTTGACACAAAATCTCTAACCCATCCTTCAACTACTTCTTCATACGGTCTCATTTAAAACCTCTGGGCTTTTAGCAAGACCACGCCACTTGTCTATGGTTTTAGGATCGTAGCAATCCCATTCACCATCTTTAAATTCCATAAATTGTACATGTTGCCAGTCTTTCAGTGCAACTTCATACCATCCTTCAACTTCTGGTTTACTCTTTGCTTTGTGCCAGTCGCTACGTTCTTCATCATCCCAATTGCTCTCTAGTTCTCGAACAATCCATTCCTGATGCGCATCAAACAAATTGGCAAACTCGATTATTTCGCCAGGAAGACTATCGAGAAAGTCTGGATCGCTAACATCATACTCAAAGTAATTATCGATGCCGTTATTATATTGCCCAGCAAAATTCATTCCTGGCTCATGATATATTGCATCCACATTCCAACCATTCTCTGTAAGATAATCATATAAAGTTATTGGTGGTGCCCATGCAGAATCAAAAGATATCCAAATCTCATTATCATCTCTACGTTCCCAATCGATAATAGAAGCATCCCACTTGGTTCCCCAGTTGGCCAGATTCCATTCATACCAGTTTTCTTCTTGGTCAGCTGGACGTGGGCGCAAATGCTGGAAGGGACACGCAATCATTTTACCTTCTTCGTTCTCTCTACCCATCTCCTCAGCCAAAGCAGAAACCTTCTCAACATCTTCATTATATAATGTAACGCTATTATCGCACCAGTTTGGCATTTTATTTCACTCCATATCTAAATGATGTAATCCTAGACAAATCAGCAGTTCTCATCTCAAACGAAAAGTGCACTGGCATAATATTATTCTCGTTCACCATAAGTGTCGGATTCATAAACTTTTCTTTGCCATTGTGCCACATATCTCTTGATGATCCAGCTGAAATGTTCTCATACAAGTTTGTATCTCTAAATGCAATCGCTTTGTTGGTAACTAACAGATCTTCTCTATAGCCACGTACTTCTAGTTTGATTGGTGTGCCATACTCGAATCTACGCAATCCAATCTGAGTTTTGTAGCAATCCCCACTAGAGTTAAAACAAACCATCGGTGTATTATCTACAACTTCCTCTTCCTGCACTCTGGACAGGGGAACAGATGCAATGCCTGCCAGAATTGGATTCAACATAAGAAGGTTATGTACTACGCCACCAGCCATACGCTGTTTAGTGTCGGTTACCGTATCGCCACGATTGCCTGATGTTTGTAGTAGCGACTTAAAGTCCGAGACCCATTTCTTATTCCAGCCGATTAAACCATTCACAACAACTGTCGTACTCTCACCACGATTCACATACTGTACACCTGTCTGCTTAAAGAACATGGAGGAGTTTCCGTCCATAACATCCATAGCCACTCTGATGTTATTGTAGTTTCTTTGGCGATCAACAAGTTTCTGCCTATCCTCGTCACTAACCTCGTGGGTAGAATTCATGGCAACACGATTGTCTTTTACAACGTCTACATCTGCCACAATTGTCACCACATTCTCTCTGTATGAAAGAACTTTATACGATTTGATCACTCCGCCGTTATACTGAGTGATGCGTTCATCTGCTCTATTGTTACGCAGATAATGTTCACTATTAATCCAAGTACCAGTAACTTTCTCCAACGCAGCAATCTTAGCAGCACGCAGTGCGCTCTCATAAGTTGCACCGTAGCCATCAACTACAACTTCCTCAGCATTAGCAGCCATGGAAGTTGCAATCAAAGCGGCGAGTAGTAACTTTTTCATTTCACGTTCTCTTTAATGATTTCTTTGCTCGAGTTTACTACTGTATCCAAAGCATTAGCCACATTGGAAACACCAGCAGTAGCGATAATAAAACCAAGGACAAACCCGATAACGAAATTCATTACTGACCTCCCATTTGAGCACGAATCTGTTGAGCAGCAGTGATAGTCTTACGCGAGATACTGATCTCTACGCTAACCTGATTGGTTGCAGGATCAATGTTACGCTTGGACACATACGCACCACGCAGGATCGCATTGGCATTATCAACGATTTGCTCGCGCACATTCGTTGCAACTTTGTTAGCACGGTTACGATTCTCGTTTGAGTTCTGCTGCGATGCATTGCCAGTACCTTCCTCATCAGCAGACAAAGACCTTAGGCTGTTAGTTGAATCTTCCTTAACGATGTCTTTGAGGAACACGTCAGAAATATTGCTAACTGCTTTCTGGGACTTTACGTCATTGCTGAGGAACTCAACCAGATTACGTTTTGCACGCATCGTCGCGATCGTGAACGCTTGCTCACGTGCATTAGCATGATTGAATTCAACGGGAGATGTACCACTGGTCTTAATGCGAACCCATGAACCCTGCTCGTCAAACTCAAGGATCAGTGTTCCATTCTTTTCGTGGAAAGTTACTTCTGCTGTCTTGATGTCAGGCTTGGCTTCAAGAGCAGACTCTTTGGGGAGAACCCGAACTGACTCTTGTTTGGTAGCACAGCCTGCCATCAGAGCAGATATTGCAACGGCTAGGATTACTTTGGTTTTCATAACAATTACCTTTCTCAAGTTTATAACTCAAGTATACCCCATTCTTGAATTATTGTAAAGTCCCTGGAACCCTATCCAGGTAATAACCCTACGGATTGTAGGGTTATTCTAGTGTCCTGGCTTAGGGTGCCTGACCAGCCTAGATGGTGCATTGGCTTCTTCATATTCTTTGGTATATTGGAAGTCGCTTTCGTACTTGCCATCGAGTGAAACAAACTTACTGCCATCCCATTCAAAAATAACTGATTGCAACTCAGCAGACAGAAAGTCTTTAACAAGAACCATCATTGCTGTGTTCTCTGTATACTTGCGCAGTTCACCAACTGTTTTTGTTCCAGTTGCAGATTCAGTAATTTCTATTGTTAGCATTACTCTTTCTCTTTCTTCTGTGGCGCTGGAATAAATCCAGCATCAGCAACCACCTTTGCTGTTATTTTTGGGTATAGTTTTGTTAACTTCTGATTCTTAACTGCAAGAATTACATCTGCTTCAGAAGGATGAACATTTTCCAACAGTTGAATAAACAAAGTTTCTCTACGCAATTTGGAAAGATCTTCTCTGCAAAAGACGTAGAATCTTTTTGTTTCCTGTAAGAAATTAGCAGGACTCATTCCTATTGGTGCGGCATCTTTCTTAAATGGTGGATCGGTATCTGGTAATAGAAACCTCTTCTCCTTGATAAAAGAATGCTCAAAGATAAACTTAAGAACATTGTTACCTTTGTACGTAGTCTTAAGCAACTCTGGATTATCATTAATTTCTGCCAACATTTCAGTAACAAACTTTGTCATTAAAACTCCTCAATTTCGTCAAGTAACAAACGGCAACGATGCTCTATCAAATAATTCATAACAGACATCTTATCACCTGTGGGTTTATTATTTAGGTAGTGATTAAGAATAGATTCTTTCACGTCTGCAGGGATATGGTCGAATGCAATAAGTTTTGCATTTCTAACCCAGTTACGTTTCTCCTCATCGCTACGGCAAGCAGCAATACCTTTCTGTAGGAACTCTGTAAGACGTTTTGCACTAACTGGTTTCTGGCGCTCGCCCGCAACAAACACATCATCTTTGGAAAGAATATTTGGTATGCCATCGCCAGAATCACCCTTAACGATATGCTCAATTGTAAAATCTATAATTTCTTGTTTAGATGCCTGGATAAATTTCTTCTGCATAGGTGACCACTGACGCACATTACCAGTTGAAAATGGCTCCAGCTGTAACTGCTTGAAGTCTTTATCGCTTGACAGAATAAGAACCTTCTGTGGTTCTTCGATCAATCCCTGCGCATATAGATCATTAGACTGCGCCCACTCTGTCATAACTGCAATGATGTCGTCTGCCTCTGCTCGGTCAACATGTACAACACGCCATGGGAAATGCTTAGCAATGTCATCACGCATTTCTGATAACGTATCAAAGATAAGATGCCAGTCCAGATCTGAGTTATCTCTGGCTTTCTTACGATTGGCTTTATAATGTTCGAACACATCTTTGCGCCAGTACTTGCGTCCATCGCAACAGATAACCATCTCGCCATATTCTTTAGCATACTTTTTCTTGTATGACTTCAGAGTCGCCAGAGTAGCATGACGAATCAGATTCTTTACCTCTGATTCTGTACCCTTCAGTTCACGTTGAAATGTCAGAATGGCAGCAAGTGCCACCTGACTATAGTCTACAAGAATCATCAAAATGCTCCCAGTAATATGCACTCTTCATTGATACGACCATTTGGTGTTCCTGGCTTAGTTGTAAGTTTCTTAATAGCTGAGTTGAGTGCACGCTTAGACAAACTCAAATCCTTAAAGAATTCTTCTGGTTTACGAAGAGTATAAGACAAAGAATCTTTCAGATTGAACCCAATGATAGTTGTTCCCTTGACACCAAGAACATCCATCTCTGCCTTGTAAACCTGTATCCTACGATACTTGGTGTTGTATATCCACAGTTCACTTGATGTTAGAATATTCTCTGGACGACTAGATTTAAGATTTAGTTCAGCAAACTCTTTCATATACTTCATCTTCGCTACGATTTTGATCGGTGATGCTGGCTTACGCTTACGTGGCGAACGTGCAGCTTTAGCAGTTTGCACTTGTTGCTGGCAGTCCTGAATGATAGACTCAACAAACTGTAGATACTTCTTGAGTTCACGCTTGGTGAAGTTTGAATAACCCTCTACTAGCTGTTCATCGTCACCAGCAAGAACCTCGTTTATCTCGTTTAGCGTAGGAATGTAAAACTCACCGATACGTTTGGCTACTGGTGCTGAGATCGAGTTAGCCAATAGAAAGTTTTTGGTTTCAAAACTGCTGCTCTTGTTAAGAACAAACAAATCAATCTCAGCATCAATTTCTGCTGCATACTTTTTAGCAGATTCATCGATACGATCCTGGATGTTAATAACAACAGCAGTCTTTTTCTTTGCATCTTGTTTAGGAACAGAATACTTTTCCATAAGTTCGCGCATTGTCTTGTCTAACCAAGAAATATGCAAGTCACTTATTTGTTGTTGACGACTAAGCAGACGACAGATGATGCCAATCTGGCGGATTTCGAAATCCGTCGCCTTATTTATTGCCAATACCTCTGATTGTTTCTTTTGTTTAGCAAAGTACTCGATAGCATATTTACGTAGTTTCCTTTCGTCGCTATGCTCTGAGTACCATG